TCAAGGAGTTACGGGCGCGGGGCAGGGCCTTCCCCGTAACTCGCTGACAGTAAACGAGTTACGGGGGTTGTTATGACCAACAACTACCTACTAAAGCGAGCCTAACGGAAATTCTTCATCGGTTGCAGAGACGGGAGTCGCCTTGATCATGACTGGCTTGGGAGCCTCGCCATGAACGACCTCATACATGGTTCTGAAAGGAGGCTCCGTTGCGCCATCGGGAACTCGCACGACATCGAGGTCTGCAAAGTCATTACCAGTGAACTTGATGGGAAAGCAGAGAGGGTAGCCGCCTAAGTCGGGTTCTACCATATCAATCAAGTAGAGCTTGCCATCTTTAACTGCCAGCCTGAAACCGTCATCAATTGCTGCGGTCAAGAGTGATGCCATCATTGCTTCATTGCGTGTAATCATAGTTTTGCCTTCGTTCATCCTTGTATGTTTTTGCTTTGTCCGATTGTGGGGCGGGGCTTTGATGAGTATTTCCCCACCAAGTCCAGTTCTGTCTTGATGTTGTCTACTATATGCAAATCTCCAGTGAGTTCAAGAATCCATTTTGCTTTTTTGCGGAAGTCTTTCTTTCCTGCCATCCGAATCGCTTGTCTAGCGATGAAGATGACAGCTTCGATAGGAAGGTCAGCAGTCTTACCTTCTTCTTGAAGGATGTGCGCGAGCTTAGATGGGTATTCGTGGATAGGTGCCAAGCGCAACGCTTCGCAAATGACATCGTAGGTGTTAGGCTTTCTCTTGCTCATCTGGGGGTATTATAGCTAAATAGGGGAAATAGGCAAGCCCTTTTTTAATCTTTTTTTTGCAACGGATGCATCCTTTGTAACTCATTGAGTATCAAGGAGTTACGACGAAGGACGGGGCCGCTCGCCGTAACTCGTTGACGCTCAACGACTTACACCCCCTAAAAGGGGATGTCGCCGTCGAGGTGGACTTGGAGCGCTTGCGCGTCCCCCCGATCCAACCCTTCCTCGCTCGACCACGCGGGATCGCGATCTCCCAGTTCGGCGTGAACCTGCGCGAGCAGATCCTGCATCTCCTCGGGGCTGGGGTTAAACTGCCCCCCGCGTGGGCCGTCCTCCAGCGCGTCGATTAATTCCTCGGGGCGAACGGTCATGAAGTCATGTAGCTCAGTCATGGGGGAAGAATACCACACTTCGGGCTAACTGCAAGGCTTTTATTTGTTTTTTTTCTAGGTCGCAGGACAGAATATAAATAGCTAAATAGGGAGCTAGCGCGGCATTTCTCGCAAAAGATGCATATCTGATAACTTCTGTAACCCGTTGAGTATCAACGAGTTACAGCGGGGGGCGGGGGCCTTCGCCGTAACTCGTTGAGGCTTAGGGAGTTATGGCTAGTCCTCGCAGAACCCCGCGATCCCGAAGTAGCCGTAGTCCTCGTCGGACCCCCAACCCGCGCTGGCGAGCGCATCGGCATCTGCCTCCGCGTCCGACATGAACTGGTCAGGCTCCAGCACCTCCGCAGCCTCCCGCTCGCGCTCGACCTCCAACTCGCGCTGGATCGCCTCCTGCTGCTCTTCGTAATCCGCTTGGCCGATCTCGTAGTGGTTTCTGATCATGGGGACAGTATAGCAGACCCTAGCCTAACCGCAAGCCCTAATTGCGGTTTTTATCTCTTTTTTTTTCAGTTGTAACTCGTTGAGTATCAACGACTTACGAAGGCGCGGCCCGTCCTTCCGCGTAACTCGTTGACGCTTAAGGAGTTATGACTTGTTAGATTCTGTTAGACCTTGGGCTTATAGGGAATGCCATCATACTCGGCTACCTCTTGAACGCTCACCCAACTGTCCTCGGTTCTGAGCATGAGGTCGGCTTTGACTAGCTTGGTCTTGGTGGCGGGAGAGATGCCAATAGACTCAGCCAGCAGCGTCTCGCGCATACAGTTGAGGAGAACGGCAAAGATGCTTTCGGCGGTATCACGGAAGCCACGGATGTCGCGGCGATCCGCTACAGCCTCCTCACAGAGATCAGAGAGAACGGAGCGAGCGTGGTCGGGTAGCTTCGTGATCCCTGCGGGGATGTGGCCACCCGTGCGCTTGGCTTTGAGCATTTCGACAACGATGGAGTAGATTACTGCTGGCTTGATCATGGTAGTAGTGTATCAGAATTCTGGAGAAACGCAAGGTTTATTTTCCCTTTTTTTGGTGCTTGATCTCATCCTCGATGTTGGACTCATGCCAGACATGACCGCCAGCATCTTCAAAGAGATCCCCACCGATGGGGAACATTCCGTTCTCTTCTAGGAAGGCATTGAATTCTGCTTTGGCGATCAAGGCGGCGAGGGTAGTTGGTTTTGTCTCAGTCATGGGAGTAGTATACCAGAAACCCCGCTAACCGCAAGCCCTATTTGCGTTTATTATGACTTTTTTTTCTTTTTAATTTACTTGACACGTAAGTCGTTGAGTATCAACGAGTTATGACGCGGGGACAGGTCTAGCCCCGTAACTCCTTGAGCGTCAATAGGTTAGGAGCTAAATAGAGAAGCATTAAATAGGCAGGATATGCATATCCCGCAGATTTTTTCTACAGAAGATGCATATTTGGTAACTTCTGTAAGTCGCTTAGTATCAACGAGTTACGCATGAGGACGGGGGCCTTCGCCGTAACTCCTTGAGTATCAGTGACTTACGAGGCTTAGTTGCCTCGCTCGTCCTGATCAGCCCAGTAGTCATACACGGCTTGCAGCTCTTTCGCGTCCTGCTCGGGATTGGCCATCTGCCTCTCTACCGCCAACTCAGCGGGGGTAGAACACCGCTCCCAATGCGCCTCGTATGGGTCAGGCCCACCCGTGCTGGCATCGGTCAGCTCGGGATACGTCTCGACTGCCTCGTCACGGGAGGCGAAGCCGCTCACCATGCCAGCGACCTGACGCTCTCCGATGGAGAGGGCGAGCTGCTCGCTCGCGGTGCCACCCACAAGCCAGCGGGTCATAGTGTCCGACCGCATGGCGGCGGTCACCACATAGTAGCTGTCGGACGGGCGGATAGTGATGTCTGTCTCAGTCATGGGAGTAGTATAGCAGAGTGGTGGCTAAACGCAAGGGCTAAATGCGTTTTTTATCTCTTTTTTTTTCATGCGTAACTCATTGAGTATCAACGAGTTATGAAGGCGGGGCAGGGCCTTCGTCGTAACTCGTTGACGCTTAACGAGTTACGACTTGACTGAGGCTGTTAGATTCTGTTAGCGGCTGTTAGAGAGGCAGAACAGAGCGATGGCCATGATGAGGTAGGTCAGTTCGATCATATGTTAGAGTCTGTTAGAGAGACTTGGCGTTGCGCTTCTGGCTTGCTGCCTCACGCATACGCTGTATGCGAAGCGTTTTGTTCTTGCGGTTGCGGCGTAACTGCAAGCGGTGCTTGCGCTTGCCGTGTTGAATGGCTTGTGTCTTGGTCATGATCTGTTAGATGGCGTGAGAGTTGATCTTCTTGGGGGCAGGGCGCATCTCAGTAGCGATGAGAGTTTCCACGATTGCCTCTTCCTTGATCTTGGAACGCTGCCCTTCGTGCATCCCCATGATGTCCAAGAGTATGCCAGCACTTTGCTTGTCAACAAGCTTAAGGCGAGCCAAGAGTAACTTGAGTTCGAAGCGTTGCGCGTCAGCGGCATTGCGTTCGATGCGAAGCTCGCGAGTGGAGCTGGACAGGGACATAACTTTGTCGTTCATAGTGGTAGTATAGTCTATTGAGAGAGAGAAGCGAGTTCTTTTTTATTCTTTTTTAACAGCCGTTGAGCCAACGGTTGCCCTTGCTGAATTCCCATGCGGGGGAACAAGGGGTGATGTCAGGTGAGAGGATCTCAGGGATGGTAACCATCTCCTTGAAGAAGGCAAAGGTGAGTTGTGTTTCAGTCATGGGAACAGTATAGCAGAATCTCGGATAAACGCAAGCTTTATTTTCGTTTTTTTCAGGCGGTATGGAGGATGGCATCCACCCTGTTGAGGTCGATCCACTCCTCGCCACCATCTTCGTCCATGATCTCGACCTCGTTATTTTCGAGAGCCGTATCAGTTACCAATCCCCAAGTGTTACCGTCGAACACTACTTCACTACCGTTGCAGATGCTTTTCTTAACTGTCATGAACGTAGTATATCAGAAACTGAGCTAACCACAAGAGAAAAGATGCATTTTTAACACTTTTTTTTCTCAATTAAATGCTTGACAACCCCCCCCATTTCTCAAAAAACCAACCGTGGCCGTGTGTTAATTAGCGAGGGGGGAGCGTTTCCTCAATCTGTCAATGGTGTTAGCCCCCCCTATTTCTCCTGACGTTATTGTGCGGGGTGTGAGGTTATGTTTATTGTTTAAAAAAAATAATCCCCCTATATAATAAAAAAGGTGTTAGACGTTATTACGAGGTTTGTTCCATTGGTGGCGGGGTTGATGTATGCGGTTGTGGGGGCGGCGTATATTATGAAGAAGGATTATGGTTGGGGCGTGATATGGATATCTTATGCTACGGCGAATTTTGGGTTAATGGTGGTAGGCAACCAGTGAAACTAGTGTAATAGAAACAAATGAGTCTAAGGTATAGCGAGTTTCCTGTGTGTATAGGGGTAGCTGGGGGATCGGTTCCTCCTGAGACTAATCAATATGTGCCAACCACAAGAGTGGATGTAAATTACAATACAACTCACAGCCCCAAAAGAAAGCTTGGGAGCACAATCGCATCTGACGACCAATTTGGGTTTGGTGGGGCGTTGACTGCGGACATTTCTGTTGATTGTTTGGTTCAAGCGGGACTGGTGTCGGGGTTTGACTTTTTAGCGGACGATAACCAAGATGATTATGTTACTATTAAAGTCGGGGATAACCAATTTAATAAATGTTATGCGACAGATGTATCTGTTAACATAGAGCCTTTTGCGCCTGTTTCTTTATCTGCTAAATTTGTTTCATTAGATCCCCCTACGGAGCAGCAGATTTCGGGAGACACGAGTCCTTATGGGGGGGCAGAGATTCCTATTTCGAGTAACGATGTAGTTTATGGGCATACCTCTTGGGTTAGTGATAATGCAAACATTTTAAATGATGTTCAATCCAATATAAGTTTTAACAGGAGATACTTCAGAACCCCGATTTATCAACTTGGGTCCATCAACGCAGACACGATGCTATTGGATGGTGTCGAAGAAGAAATGTCTGTTGCCTCTACTGGTCTTGAAAGCTTAATTGGGTTAAGCGGGGATAAGCTAACGAATACTCTTACAGTTAATCTTTGTGGGGTGGGGACTACGGCCCCTGTGATACAGGATTTAATTACATTCTCCGCAGGAGCGCGAGTTCTGAATGAGACATACGGGGTAGCAGGTGGGGACACTGTTTCTACCCAAGCGACAATAAAACAGGTTAAACTGTAGTTTACGTGTAAATATCTCTGATGGCACGTAAAGAGTTGTCTAATTTTGAGTTAACGCCGCATTTTCATCACTCCATTAAATTTAAAGAAAGAAAGTTTAAATTTACGCCGAAACAAAGGAAATTCCTTAGCACCCTTTTAAATTCTTCAGTTAAGGTATTTTTTGTTTCGGGTCCAGCGGGGTCGAGTAAAACATACATGTCTCTCTATGGGTGTCTAAGACTTTTGGCAGAAGACAACACTAAGGAGTTGTTATATGTGAGAAGTATCGCAGAAAGCGCGGACAAAGGGTTGGGAAGTCTTCCAGGGGATATAACGGATAAGTTTGATCCTTTTTCGATGCCTTTGTATGATAAGTTGAGCGAAATAGTTTTCGAGGGCGATACTGCCTTTCTTAAACAGCAAGGGCGCATTTCAGCTATCCCAATAAACTTTCTTCGCGGAGCGAACTGGAGCAATAAGCTAATTGTAGCAGACGAAGCTCAAAACTTTACCTTTAAAGAATTGACTACGTTAATCACTCGTATCGGAGAGGACAGCAAGTTAATTATCTGCGGAGAC